GAGAACCGCATGTACTCTTTACCAGGTACAGATTTCACATTTTGTTGGATGTCGTCAAGTGGTAGTATGAAGGACCTATCAGCGTACTTACCAGATGAACATGTTGAAGTAAAACCAGAAGTCATTTTCATCCTGAAAGAGCAAGATGGTAGCACTAAACAGTACAATGGAATCTACAATCCAAAGACCTGGGGACACGAGTCTATGAAAGGTATCATTGGAGGACTGTACAATATTGGAGTAGAGACAAAAGCAGGTTGGTGCATGTCGCCCTTAGTCGCTACAGGGAGGAACAAGTGTATCGTTGGTTTCCATCTCGGAGGTAGTTTACGAAGTGGAGCTAGTGGTTCGCTAACTTACTCTCAGTTCGAGGAAGCGTATGCACAACTACACATGTCTAAGCATTGTTTAGAATTACCAAGTGAGGGTGATATGAAGACCTCACAAGGTGGTGCGAACATGCAGCTTACTCCTACTACTCATTGGAAGAGTTGTATGCAGTTCATTTCCCACTACAGCAATATGGCACTGTACGGTTCATGTGCTGGTAGGTCCACTCCAACCAGTACAGTATGCCCCACAGTGATTAGTCATCTAGTGTCCAAGATATGTGGTGTTCCCCAAATGTGGGATAAGCCAACGTTCAAAGCCAAAGATTTCTATCCATATCAAGTTGCTGCTAATGTCCTATCACACCCTTCTATCTGTCCAGGAAGTGTCTTTGAGAAAGCTATGGATAGTTGTTGGTTATCATTCGTGGAAGCCAAGAAACTAACACCAAGTTTGTTCACACAGCCCAAGCTCACAGAGAAGGAGACGGTTAATGGAATACCTGGACGTAAGTTTTGTGATCCAATGGCCAAGAAGACATCGGGTGGGCACGGTTATGGCTCTCCCAAGAGTAAACACATGACCAAAGATCCTCCTGATCCCCTTGACCCTACCGCAGAAACATGGAGTTTCCTTCCTCACATATGGCAGGATGCTTACAATGTCGCCAACACCTTGAGGCAGGGACTGCGAGCATACGTTATTTGGCTAGCCTGTTTGAAGGATGAACCAACCCTCATAGGCCAGCTAAAAGTACGAGTTTTTCAATGTGCTCCTTTACCATTACAATTATTGTTGAGGATGTATTTCTTGCCAATAGTCATGGTAATTCAGTCTCACCCCTTGCTCTTTGAGTGCATGGTGGGCGTTAACTGTGAGGGTCCTGAATGGGAGCAGATGCATGCTCACACCACATCCATGGGTGAGAATGTATTTGCAGGAGACTATTCCAAGTACGATCAACGAATGCCGGGATGCGTAACCATGGGTGCTTTCCAGTTACTCATACGTTGCGCAGAGGAGTTTATGCCTTATACCGCTGACGACCTCAAGATCATGGCAGGAGTTGCCGCTGAAGTCTGCAATCCTGTTGTAGCTCTCAATGGTGATCTCGTTCAGTTCTTTGGTTCAAATCCTTCGGGACAAAATCTCACGGCCATTATCAACTCCTTGGGAAACAGTTTGCTCATGCGATGTTGCTACTTTTCAATTTACCCTAATGACACACCAGAAGATTTTCAGAGATACGTTAAAGTCGGTACTTACGGTGATGATTTCAAGGGAACTGTATCAACAGAACGTCCATTGTTCAATCATATCTCGTATGCTGCATGGCTTGCGAGTCATGATATGAAACTCACTATGCCCGATAAGAAGTCTACTCCCACTGCTTATATGTGTGATTCTGACGCTGATTTCTTGAAAAGGAAGAACTTTTACAATCCTGATCTAGAATGTAATGTTGGACTGCTGGATGAGATGTCCATTTTCAAACGCTTACACAGCCACAACTTGTCAACGAATGTCGATTTGTCCTTACCCCTGCAATCTGCACAGAACATAGATTCATCACTTCACGACTGGTTCTATTATGGACGTGAGATGTATGAAATGAGACAGAGACAAATGATTCAGATTGCTGAGGAAGCAGGGATTTCACTACTATGTGTGGGTCTCTACAAAACTTACGATCAAAGAGTCCAACGATGGAAGAATAAGTATCGTCCATTGGAGGTTGTCGATCTTGAATCCTTTGAGCCAGAAGACTTGGATTTCTTTGCTGGCATTGACTTTGAATGGTAGTGCATAAAAGAATTACTCACTGTGACTAGCCGCACACTAGTATAATCAGTGAGCTTTGGTGACTATACGTCACCACCCCGCCTGCGCGGGCACAAAACGCGTAAAACACCAGTTATGTTTCTGGTGCAGAAGAGAGCAAAAAGCATGCACATATATGTATACCAGTGTTGCACATATCTTGTACGTTTTAGATGTGTTGCACTAGGCTTTGTGTGTATCGACACCCTTCCCTAAGGGTACCTCTATTCAGGGGAGAATATCGTCAGTTCAAATAGAACATACCATCCACAGGATTAAGTGCTCCTGTGGAATTGTAAATACCACTTACTAAGAATAATATAGAAAATAGAAAAGAAGAAGAAAGCATAGTTTATAAAGCTCATGCAGGGGACGAGATACCCGGCGATACGAACATCTCAACACAGGAATTGTATGCTGAAGAAGAAAATGTGGCATTTACAGAAGATTCTTCTCCATACCGGGTGGAAATTGACGTTAACAGAGATCCAACTCGATCTCTTCAAGACATGGATGACACTAAATTGGAAGACTTTTTATCTCGACCAGTCAAGATTGCCGAAGTAGTCTGGTCAACGAGCATAGACTTACTTGACAGTTTCAACCCATGGACTTTGTATATGGGAGACAAGCGAGTCATTAATAGATTGAACAATTTCAATTTGTTGGATGCTACTCTCAATATAAAAGTCGTCATAAATGGCACTGGATTCCACTATGGAAGAGCAATAATAAGTTACTTGCCTTATGCGGATTTCGATGGTGTTTCCACCAACTCCTCGCTTGTACCTCAGGACCTAGTCCAAGCGAGCCAGCAACCTCACATATTCCTTGATCCTACGACATCCATGGGAGGGGAGTTAGTTTTACCCAGTTTTAACTACTTCAATTACATGGATATTCCAAATGGGTCATGGCAGAATTTGGGGGAGCTTTTCTACCGTACGCTT